TACTAACCTAACCGGCAAGATTTATATCCCGATAAACGGGACCGTTCACCTGTCGAATGTCCTGGGATTGTTTCAGTCTGCCTCAGGTGAAAAGTTAGATGTTGTACTGACTGGTACAGCCAACGTTGGTGTTTCCCTCAGTTACCGAGAGGTCTGATTGTGACCAGAGTACACGGCAAATTATTCTCAGATCAGCGTACTGGTGTGTTGGCGGTCAAGCCTTCAGCACCCTTTTTTGGTGTCTCTAGGGACGAGCGCCTTTTCCCGGTTACTGAAGGATCCATAGATATCGCACTGGATCCCACTCCTGCGGGCGTTCATTATTTGATTGGCTACAAGCAAGATGGCGACATCCGTCGTACCGATTACACATTGCGCTGGCGTGTTCCTGCTGTTGACAGTTTCGATGTGACTCCTGGTGCGGATAATGCCAAGAAGGCTGTTGAAGCAAAAGCTCCCCAGGCATCTGTCTACGAGCGTGTCCAGTTGAAGCGTGTTTCGAGCGACCTCAGCGATACGCTTGAAGATAACAACCAACTCAGTACGGATCTGGTTGAAGCTAATTTACGAATCAAGCAGCTCCAGGATGAACTAAGAGGTTTTAAAAGGACTTCTGAATTAGTTTTATCACAGCGTGATCAAACAATTGCACAACTAAGTGAGTTTTCCGACCCTGTAATCAATACTGTTTATCTGGAAAAGCCTGTACCGCCTGCTGCATTGCAATCAAGAGTTTATCGCCTTGAGAGCGAGATCAAACGTCTTCTTGAACTTAATGCCCAGTATTACAAGTCAGTCGTACAGCTACATCAGTTACAGTTAGATAAAGCTCGTACTAATCCAGAAGAACCGCAACTTGGAGCCACCAATACTCCTCAGTCTCGGTTGTTACGCAAGCTACTCGGTAAGTAACTAATGGCTCTTGACAATATTGCAGTAACTGTACGAGAGGGTGACAGCTTTGATGAGCTTTACCTCAATATTGAGAAACCATGGGGAACCCCTTATGATTTTTCAAATTCTGTATTAGTTGCAGATATCCGCCGCTTCTTTAATGACAGTTCAAGCCCAGCTTCTGCTGTCGATAGTTTCGGCATTGTTGAATTAGACGCTTCTAAAGGCAAGCTTGCTTTAAAGCTTACAAGTCGACAGACTGAGGGCTTAGGCCGAAATGTTGAGTTGGGTTATACAGAGCGTGGTCAGACTCAATCTGGTCTAGCTCTTGCAGCCGACCCATCAGACGAGCTACAAGGTAAATTTTTGTGGGATCTTCGGGAGTATTTCTCTATTCAGCAAGCAACTATTAGTGCAATCTCAGCAGGAACTACTTTTACCACTGGCAGCGTAACTGCCAATAAAGTGCGGATTACTACTGCCGCCGCTCATAATCTTACTGTCGAGGATCAGATTATTCTGTCTGGAACCGGCCAAAGTGTTTATGATGGGGTAGATTTCAACGCTAATAAACTTTCAATTATTAGCACCACTGTATTTGAGATTGATCCAACCTCTGCGGGTGCTCCTGCGTTCTCAGTCAGTTCAACTCAAGGAACAGTGAGTGTCTATAAAGAAGACACAGTTGCAATCGGGACTCTAGAAGTCCTTCCCCGTATTTCCAGAGATTCCGTTAGCTAGGTAAAACTCTATGGCCAGTGTAGAAGAAGGCGTTTCAGTCGTAACGGTAGGCAGAACTACGCCTGTTCCGGCTGGTCAGAATACCTCCGCTAATTCGCTTCCTGTTGTTGTTGCATCGGATCAAACTCCGATTCCGATTCTAGATAATCTTTCAGCGCCTTCTCAGGTACGGGATGACCTGTTAGGAATTCCCCGTGTCCAGACGCCATTGGCGATCTTTGATGATACCAACCTGATTGATATCGACCCAAATATCTGGGCCATCAGTGAGCAAACTACATCAGGTGCAAAGGTCACCCAGGTCAACCATCTGTTGAATCAATCGGCTGCTGAATGCCGCCTTAAGGTTACAGCGGCCAACGGAAATGTAGCCAGCCTGGTTACCAAGCAAGCCTGGCCTTATCAGACTGGTCGAATTACCAGTGCTTCGTTTGGTGCAGCTCTTTCCACTGACACGTCTGCAATTATTGAATATGGCATGTTCGATGCCAGCGATGGGTATTTTCTCCGAGTAGTCGGAACATCCTTGTTCTATGTCCGTCGAACATCTTCAGGTGAGCGCCCATCTGATCACCTAAAGGGCTATACAGCGCAAGGTACGGACCCAACGACTTTTACAGTCGATGCAGCAGTATTGAATGCCCAACCAACCCGGACAGACCTAGGCACTATTTATAAGATCATTAGTTCTTCTCCAAATGTTATGGAGGAGATTGTTCCAAGGCAATATTGGAACGGAGACAAGATGGTCGGTGAGGACGGAGCAAGCTTGGTTGGTGCTGCACAAGCCAGCTCTATTCATAAACTGAGCCTGACCAATCTTTGTATGGCCCGTATTGAATACGGTTGGTACGGAGGTACTGGTTCACGCCTGTTGTTCTATGTCCCCGAAGATGCAAATCTGGGTGGTACAACTGCAAAGAATGCACGTTGGGTTATTGCTCATAATTTAAATTGCAGCGACAGAGTAGCTTTTCCATCTTTGGGAAATCCAACTTTGCCGATGCAATTCCGCATCGAAAAGTCTGGCACCCTTAGCGCTGATGCATACATTCGTAAATACGGCGCACAGATCAGCATCGATGGTGGGGATGCCGAGAAACTCAGCATCTTCTCCCAGGACGGTTCCAAGGTGGCTGGCATCGGAACCAGCACATTTAAACCTTTGTTGGCAATCCGAATTAAGGAACTGATTACAAATAACCAGGGCGAATCAAAGCGTTGTCTTTTACGTGCATTCCCGTTGCTGATGTCGATGGTTAGCAGTCATCGAGCACAGTTCTTGATGGTAAAAAATCCCACCACGATGACTGATTCAAGTTCAGCGGCGGTAACAACTTTCACTTCTTCTGGAACACTGAGTGCCATTGAGTTCAATTCGCCCGACAGTTCTTCTAATGCGATTGCAGGATTTACTGGTGGGGAGCAACTGGCAAGTTTCTTTACTGGCGATGCCGATGCCACTACTGAGTCACTGACTGATATCTTCAGCTATGCACGCCAATACCTGACTCGGGAAGCAACTGCTGCATCGGGTACAGCAGGTGATGTTTTGGTGATCGCCGCACGATCAATTGAGCAAGCATCCAATACCTGTAAAGCCTCACTCACTTGGGGGCAGCGCTAATGACCACGGCCTATAACCTTCCTGACGACGTTGGCCAAAATGCCGTCGTCCGTAACGGGGAAACGGTGCAGGCCGAGGGAACTTTTCCCAGTGGACAAAAATCCGCTGATAAGAGTATTCCCATTGTCCTGCCGAAGGAAAATTACAGTCTGCCCATAATCGATAACTATCGGTTTAAAACGCAGGTTGACCGTGACTTGCTGGGATTTCCCAGAGTCACAACCCCGTACAACTTTTTAACTAGGGACGACCAGTTTGAGATTTCTGCGGATGATTGGATTACAGAGGTATCAGGACTCAACGAACGTCCTGATGACGACAGTACTCAATCCGCTCGCTGGACCCAACTTTCAAATACCAGCGCTGAGTACTCGCCTGCCCCATTAGGGGAAATCAAATACAACGGGAACTCCAACTCTGCCCAGCTCATCTTGAGCAACAACGACGGTGGATTCCAACGGGCTCGAATCGCATCAAAGCGTCGTTACCGCTATCAGCCTGGTCGCATCGTCAGGGCCAGCCTTGCAGTGCGCCTTTCTGTCGAGGGCAGTCCAGTCAGTTTGACCAGACTCTATGGTATTGGTGATTCTTCAGACGGATTCTTTGTTCAGTGCAAGGGGGATGGCGAAGGTGATCGGCTCAGTATCTTGTACAGAAATAGTGCAGGAAATGGGCTTACTTATGAAACTACTGTTCCACGATCGCAGTGGACCGGCGACAAGCTAGATGGAACAGGTAAGAGTAAACAAACTCTTGACCTAAGTAAAACCCACATGCTATTAGTGGAATGGGGATGGTATGGAGCAAGTGACGTAAGATTCTATTTTTACGTTGTAGATAAGGACGACGAATTACCTACTTCGATTACACAAATTCCCAGAGCTAGGTGGGTTTTAGCTCATGAACTGATCCTGGCCGATACCCAGGTCCGCAACGATCTGACTGAATCAGATGGAGCCATTGGCACCCGAGCGTATGACGTGCCGTCTTTACGGACACCGTCTCTACCTATTTTGGTTGAGATTAATAACGGTGGAAACCTGAGCCGCTCTCATTTTATTGAGCGGTATGGCGCATCCATATTAGTGGATGGTGGGACTGACGATAGAGGAAAGATCAAAGTTATAGATGCTGGTTTTGATAGCGCTGTGCAGCCTGTAATTGGTGGTACATATTCGGGTGCTGGACAATCGTTGGCAACAATCAGGTCGAAAAGCACACTGGTTAATGCTGATGGAAAAGAGGTCGACAATTTATTGATGACCGTCCCCACTCTGATGAATGTGGGTGCATCCGATCTGGTTGAAATTGAATTATGGCTTGACCCAGTAATGGTCAAACCTGATGAGGTCGGCCACATAAACGGGTCTCTGCCATTCCGCCAAGGTGACTATGTCAACCCCTTCAACCTTGTACCGCAACTGATTACATCGTTTGACAGCAATCAAACTGAGTTTGCACTGACCCAAGAGCCTCCCACATCTGAGCGATTAACAGTCAATACCACATACGAGAGCGGTGACCCGTTGTCGTTGGATGTGTCCTTTAATGATTTCCGAATCGTAAAAAGCGGCAAGCTTATTGGTTCTTTCTTAGTTGATGCCAAGGGTGCAACAGTCAACTTAGAAGAGATCTTCAGCAACCAGCGCGAGGTTCTGACTACTGAATACGACGCTCCTACTGAGTTCCCACCCGCATCAGCATCCCTGACTGTTGAGGCATTTGATACGTCAACAGGATTGATATCGGTTGCAGCAGCTTTCCCACTTCGTCTATATACCGGACAACGTCTGCAATTAGGCAACACCAATTATTTTGTACTGTCAATTAATTCATCAACAACATTTACACTCAAAGCGGCTAAAGTAGATACAAGCCCTGTTAAGGCGGGCATCTCGGTTGGTGATACTTTTGTTGCCTACTACGAGCTTGATATTACAAGTTCTATAGCTGCAAAGTTGCTTCCGATTTACAGATCAGAATTAGTTGTTTTAGCCAAACCATTTAACGCTACATACTCAGCTCTTGATAAAAGTGTTGAATATAATGCTGAATGGATGCGTCTTGTAAACACAACAAGCTCTGATTCATATAGTGCTCAAACCGCACCGACTGTAAACCTGTATTTGACTAATAGGGTGAGCTAATGGCCACAGGATCTAATTTAATTAATACCAGCTCGCAGGGACAGCCTGCAGATAATGAGGATCGCCCATTCTCTTTTGCGATTGGTACTCAGATATTTCTGAATCCAAGTGATGATCCTACGAGTGCTTTAATCAGTTTTAAAGCAGATGCCAGTCTTTTAGCAGGTTCGTTGGCCAGTGGCGCATCGAATTTGTCAATCGGATTAAGCACTGATGCTGAGCTTAATTCACTGTCTGGCTGGGGCGAATCGAATATCAGTACCGCTAGTGCAAATCGTTTTCCAGTTGGGTTTGGCAGAGTCAATACAGCCCCAGAAAAGATTGGTGTAAATATCGAGGGCACTCAGGTAGCAACAATCGGCAAACCAAAAACCGTCAGCACCATTGATATTTCCAGTAATGAGATGTCAATTACAGGTCATCCGTTCAACACTGGTGATCGTGTCATTGTTACCTCAAGTGGTGCTGTTCCTGGTGGATTGGTTTCGGGCATTGGATTTTTTGTCATCAGTGCCAGCGCTAATTCGATCAAACTATCGACAACCCGCCAAGGGGCTGTTGGCGGCTCCGAGATTGATTTACAATCAACGGGCTCCGGTACAATTACTGTAGCTTCAGATGAGATATTTACTCTCACCAGGGCCGGTAGTAGCGGCACAGTCACGCTTAAAAAAGCTGATGTAACGGTTGGAACATTTACTAATACGAATGTAAATAGTCCTCTTCGTTTGTTTTATTGGAATCGGGAGCAATCAGCGTCTTCAACGATCCCAGTACTTAAGGAAATCAAAGTCACAGGTGCTATCTAATGGTCGCCACTCGCAACATCACCGATCTGAACACGCTCGTCACGCCAGCGGCTGACGACATCATGCTGATCGTCGATCGGCTAAGCGCGACCAGCACAGAAGCGAAGCAGATCACCTGGGGCAATGTTATTGAGGCCGTACAGGATATTGTATCCTCATTAGCTACTGATTCAACCACTCTTAATTTTACTTACGACGACGCCAACGGCACACTTACTGCTGCAGTCAATAACGATACTTCTACTCAGAAATCTATCTTTCACGATGGAACAACATCTTCAACCCGCCAGGAAGGGCGTTTTGTTGACGGTGTTGGTGTAAATGTCGTAGTTGCGGATGATAATTCAAATAATCGTGCAAATATCACCGTCAATAATACAGGCGTTGTTAATGCTACTAATAACAATGTTGGTGGCACTCACTATGACCTGCTGTCCTCTGTTGTTGTTGAATCTGATGGTAGTAAAACCCTCGGTGTAAAGCCACTTAAGCTGGGTTCAAACAAATTAACCGCTACATCAACAGATTCGGGCGAGTCTTTGACCCTGGATATTGATCCAGCAAATATTAATTTAAACGATCTAAATTCCTCTACTCCGCTCGGAGTCAGCGTTGGTGGAACTGGGGCATCAACAGCGGCAAATGCTCGAACAGGTCTGGGTGCCGCTAAGTCCGGTGCGAACAGTGACATTAGCGCCCTTAGCGGACTAACTACCGCGCTGTCTATTGCACAGGGTGGAACTGGCGACACGACTGCCAGTGGAGCACTGAAGAATTTAGCGGGTCTCAACAGTGTTGTTGATGTCGGCGCGTCCGGCCAAAGTATTGTTCACAGCACACAGAATCTGGTCTCTGGGGCTTATCGGGCCGAACTAAAAGGCATCAAACCTGCATCCGGCAACACCGTTACTGTCACCACTGATGGATCGGATATTGCGATTGGCGTGAATGCCAATAATGTTATCGACAATTTGACTGGCGCACGAAACATCAATGGTGCTCGCATCACCGGTTCAGCCGAGCCGATTAATGCAAGTGATTTGGCCACTCGTGGGTTTGTTCTAAGTGTCGCCCAGGGTTTAGATATCAAAGAGTCGGTGAAGGTGGCAACCACTGGCGGACTGGCTGGCACCTATGCGACTAGCGGTCAAACTCTTACTGCAAACAGCAACGGCGCGATTTCAGTTGACGGCGTGACACTCAGTGCGGCTGATCGTGTGCTTCTGCGTTCTCAATCAGATGGCGCCCAAAATGGCATCTATACAGTTACCACAGTCGGTAATGGCAGCAATCCATTTGTCCTGACAAGGGCACTCGATTTCAATACCAGCAGTGAGGTAGGTGCTGGTTCGTTCATGTTCGTGGAAAGTGGCACCGCGAATGCAGGCAAATCATTTATTCAATCAACATCTGGCCCAACGCTTGATACAACTGCGCTGGTTTTTAGTGTTTTTGGAGACTCATCTCTTGCTGCCAATTCGGTCGACAACACCAAGCTGTCGAATATGGCTCAGGCCACCATCAAGGGTCGAGTAGCGAGCACTGGCACTGGTGACCCAGTTGATCTGACAGCAGCTCAGTTGATTGGAATTATCAATACTGAATCGAGCGCAACAATTAACGCAGCAAGAGTTGTAACTGCTGCTGAGCTGACAGCAGCTGAGTTGATTGCAAAAATCAATACAGAATCGAGCGCTACAATTAACTCAGCAAGAGTTGTAGCTACTGCTGGCAATGATTTAGTTACCAGTTTAAATACTGCGACTTCCGCTATTGATTGCGGAACCTATTAATTCTTTTAACGTCGATTAGTCGGCATTTAATCTAGGGCTATGGTACTTCCGATCCAGAATTTACGCAGTGGTACGGCGAATAAGCGACCACAAGCAAGTAGTTTGTCCGATGGTCAAATTGCGATCAACTACAACGAAGGTGATCCAGGTATATATATCAAGGGCCACTCAGGTGGACTTATTAAGGTTTCTCCTACAAATGTAGGTACGACAGCCCCCAATACTTCGCCTGCTACAGGAGGAGCCAGTGGGAGATCAAAGGGTGAAACTTGGCTGGACACTACTTATAGTCCCCCCTGCTACAAGGTCTGGAATGGTAGTGCGTGGACAGAAGTCGGACGGTTCACCACGCTTTATTTAGATGGTGTCTACAAGCAGAAAATTGTTGCTATGTCTGGTACAGCGGTAGATTGTTCCGCTGGTAACTATTTTACAAAGACTTGTAATGGTTACTCTTCATTTTCATTTACCAACGTTCCTAGCTCCTGTGTTTTCTCAGTAACACTTGAGATTACGCATACCGGTGGCTCTATTAATTGGCCTTCATCGGTTAAGTTTTCAGAGAATAATCCGCCTAACTTAACTACTGGCAAGACACATCTATTCTCATTCGTAACTGACAACGGGGGCTCACGTTGGCGTGGTGCTTTCCTCAAAGATTTCGACAACTAAAAGGAGATTTAGAAATGGATCCGACTTCAAGGGCACTAATGTTTGGCGGGAAAGCAGCCATTCCTGTAGTGCCAGGTCAAACCGTTTACGCTAGTGATGGAACATATACTTTCACTGCTACATATACTACAGATCACAGAATTCAAGTCTTAGGTGCTGGCGGTGGAGGTGGATCTAGTCGAGGTGGTGGAGGTGGTGGTGGTGCTGCAATGTCTGTATTGACGCTCACTGCAGGCACTTCTTATACGGTTGTTGTTGGAGGTGGCGGGGGAGCAGGCGCTGCGGGCGGTAATTCCTCGGTTGCTGGTGTTGTGGGAGCTGGAGGAAATTTTGGCAACAATCCCTCAGGTGGTCCTGGTGGCGGCACTGGCAGCACTGGCTCCAATGCAGGTCAATCAACTTTTAACGGTGGTAGAGGCGGAAATATGGGTGGCTCTGGATCTAGTGGGGCTGGCAGTGGCGGAAATGGCGGTGGTGGAGTGAACTACAACGGCGGCGGAGGTGGTGCCGCTGGAACCGGAAGTACTTACACCGTTCCAAGTGGTGGTGGTGGCGGTGCTGCGTGGGGATATTCAGGTTCCTCTGGAGGTGCAGGTCGGAATGGTGGGAGTCCCGGATCGAATGGGCCAACTAATGGATACAATCCCGGACCCCCAGGTGGTAATTATGGTGGAGGATCTGGAACCGGTAACTGGGGCGGAGGCAACGGAGGTATGGGGTATGTCAAGATAAGTTGGGCATAACAAGATATAACGTTCAGTTTTTCTAAGTAAATCTTAGTTTTGCTGATTACAAATCATTTACCATGGCAATTACAGCAATGTTAATCAAGTTAGTAGACGGCGTACCTGAGGGTTATCCTCTCATTCAATCCAATTTTTTCCAGCTATTTCCGTCCACATCGTTCGCCTTACCGTTAACGCCAGACGACGTAGAGCCCTTCGGCTATGGGATTTACGAGTTTTCTGATAAACCAGAACCGGGTATGCATCAAAATGTGGTCGAGGTAACCCCGGCACAAGATGTTGACAGTGGTGTCTGGATTCAGCAGTGGAGTTTTACAGAGCAGACCGACGAGGAAAAAGCTGCGTCCGATGCTCACCATGCAAGGACTATACGAACTGAGCGAACGGGTAAATTAATGAATTGTGATTACACACAGCTTCTTGATTCGCCAGTAGATAGTGACCAATGGAAGGAATATCGGCAGGCCCTGAGAGATTTGACAGACCAGAGTGGTTTTCCTTGGGATATTACTTGGCCTGTGTCTCCTTTTGGAGAATCATAAAACCCGCCTGACGGAATCAATCAAATTATTTTTTTCAGAAAATGTATCACGACTGGTGTTGGGTTGATAGCGGTCTTTCTAAATTAGAATGCGACAAAATTGTTTATGCTGGCGAGCAACAGTTAGTACAGGCATCAGTCGGAACTGCTAACGATCAACGGTTGGATGAACGTGTGCGAAAGGGGAAGGTAAGCTTTTTCAATTCAGGCGACCATCCCGATGCTGACCCGCATATTGAGCGAGCTTTACAGGCTTTTACTAGTATCGTTCACGAGTTTTGGGGTTATCAGATTACTGATTTCGAGGCTCCACAATTTACAAGCTACAAAAGAGGTGACAAGTATAATTGGCATGTTGATTGTGGGGATAAAAAATTCACAAGAAACTTTTCAGCATCGTTGGAACTCTCATCGCCTGAGGACTATTCAGGTGGTGGGCTTGAGTTTATTGGTCTAAATAACAATCGACCTGATCGAAAGTTGGGTCGTATGGTTATATTTCCTTCTGGCCTTACACATAGAGCCCGACGTGTAATTTCTGGTAAGCGGTCTGCTCTGGTTATTTGGGCCTCTGCAAATGTATTTCAAGAGCCTGAAAATCTGGAGGCTAAATTCTTTTCAGAATATAAAGGTTAATTCGCGTAATCAATACTACTTACACCGCGCCATCTAGAACCACCGTCGTCTGTGACAAAAACAAATAAATGAGTTTTCCCCGTAGACACACTAGGGGCTGAATCGTCTGGCCACTTAACTGCACTTGGCCAAGATAGTGATCCGCCAGTGTGATACACCTCTAAAGTAAACGAATAAGCTCTTCCTGAGGCCGGTACATTGCTGAAGCTATAAGTTGTATTACTGCTAGCTGTATGACAGAAATAATTACCAGTTGAGCAGTTCACTGAAGTACCACTCATTGTCACCTTATTTCCAGCGTATGCACCTGTTACATCCAGATCTACGTTCGATGATACGGCGCTAAGTCCAACCGCTAGTGTTCCGCCCTTTACTAAGCCACTTGTAGAAATACTGCCACTAGTGCTTACCGCCGTTGAGCCAGCGATAGTTCCGCTTGTGATTGCAGCTCCAGACACTTTACCTGCAGTGCTGATTGTGGAAAGCTTTGAGTCACCAATACTGCCAGCCAGCTTTGAAGCAGCAATTGAACCCGCTAATTGGGCATTCGTAATTGTCCCACTCAGTGACGAAGTGGGATAGTTAGTCGCATCACTAAGGTTAAATGCTGGTGTCGCGTCTGTTGCACCCAGACTTAGTGTCAAGCCACCCAACGAAATGCTTGAATTTGCCAACTTGCTGTTAGCAATAGACCCTGCTAGCTGAGCATTAGTAATAGTTCCACTTAGTGAGGAAGTGGGATAGTTAGTTGCATCACTAAGGTTAAATGCTGGAGTAGCATCGGAAGCACCTAAGTCAACAGATACTCCACCAAAGGAAACACTATCGTTTGCTAACTTGCTATTTGCAATTGAACCCGCTAACTGAGCATTAGTTATGGTTCCACTTAAGGATGATGTAGGGTAATCGGTAGCATCAGATAGATTAAACGCTGGTGTTGCGTCAGTCGCTCCTAGTGTTAGGGTCAAACCACCAACACTCATGGTTGAGTTTGCTAACTTATCATTCGCAATTGACCCACCTAGTTGAGCATTAGTAATAGTCCCACTAAGTGAAGACGTTGGGTAATTAGTGGCATCACTTAGGTTAAATGCTGGAGTTGCATCTGTAGCGCCAAGATTAACTGTTACACCACCAAGTGAAACACTGGAGTTCGTTAATTTGCTATTTGCAATGCTGCCTGCGAGCTGAGCATTTGTAATTGTCCCACTCAGCGAAGATGTTGGGTAATCAGTTGCATCACTTAGGTTAAAGGCTGGAGTAGCGTCTGTGTCACCTAGGTTAAAAGTTAAGCCCCCGACACTAATGTTTGAGTTCGCAAGCTTGCTATTTGCAATACTGCCTGCCAGCATTGTGTTGGTAACGCTTCCAGCACTTCCATTCAGAAAGTTATCAACAGTGACTGTCTGGGTACTGGTGATAATCTGATCTACTTTTACTGATCCGTAAGCCATTTAGAGTATGTGCCAGATTGCATTTTGTGGGACTTCAACAGTCACGCCGTTGGCTACTTCAACTGGTCCAACTGATAATCCATTGTACCCAGAAGTCAATGTGAGGTTTGAGCTTATCGCCTGTTGAGATTGAAGGACTTGACCTTGAGCAACCCCTCCTCCAACTTCAACAACTGTTTCGGTTCCACTAACAGACTTCTTGATGAAGACCTTGCCGTCCGTCGTATTGATAGCAAGTTCACCCAGCTCAAGTTGAGCTGTGGTCGGTGTTCTTCCTTGAACAGAAGAACGTATGTGTTTGATAGTGGAAGCCATAAGGTTTTATTTGTTCTAGAAAGTACCACCGTCAATTTCTACATTATTAATTGTATTACCCGACCCAGTAATGGCCAGGTTGCTTACTACGCGGCTAGAGTTAATAATTGCGGTCCCACCTATGCTAAATCCGCCTGTCGTTACATTAACGTTCTGGTTAAACGTCCAAGAGTTGGTGGCATTTACCCAAACGATTGAGTAATCAGCCGCACCTTTTAAGGTAATGCCTCCACCGTCTGCGGTTATATCTGTTGGGCTTGAGGTATCACCAAGAAGGATATTTTTATCCTCGACCTTTACCTCAGTTGTGCTCAGGCTAACCAACGCACCATTGACTGTCAGGTCGCCTGTGATGACGGCATCACCACCAACAGCTAAGTCAGTGGTGACGGTCAGATCGTTTCCGATAGTGACATCTGAAGGCAAGCCAATCTTGACCGTACCTGTCGTGGAAGTGCTTACATCAGTCTCGTTTGTGGTGCCAGAGAAGGTGAGAGCCTCTCCCAGTGCTCGAGTAAAAGTGTCCGTCCCGTCTGTGAGGGTAAATGTGCTGTTAGTCAGTGACGAGTTAGGAATGGACCCCAGCGCAATGACCCCCGTTCCGCTGGTATACGTCACACCAGTTGCTGTTGTTGCAGAAACAGATGCTCTAGATCTGGCGTCTGTGTAATAAAGGTTGGAAGAACCTTCAGCGACATTATCGGTGCTTAAGTTTATGCTCCCACCGAGTGATAGGTTACTTCCATTAATAGTTACCGAACTATTTGCTAGGCTACCGTTAGGAATATTTTGGCCACCAATCGCGACCACACTTGTCGCATTCCCCGAGCCATCATCGCCATAGCCGTAGTACAGCAGCTTGTCAGTTGAGACCTCGTTGAATGCCAACTCACCGCTCTTGAGCGTAGTTGGGCCTCCTGCGTTTCCTGAAGCTCTGCGCTTGATCTTGAGTGTGACTGCCATTAGAAATTACCACCAGTGATTGTTAGGTTGTCCTCTAGTTCGTTTGTTGGAGCGAACTGTGTGCCGTTAAATTTCAGCACTTGTCCAACATCCCCTGATGTCAGGGATCCAATCGCAACGTTGTCAAAAAAGATGGCACCGGCAAATGGTGGACCTTGTGGTCCTGGAGCTGTGACTTCTATTACCTGAGAGGCTGTGCTTTGGACTGCAACAGATGTTGGAGTCTTAGTTACTGTTACCAGGCTTGATATTTTATTTATGTTTACTTGAGCCATTAGATAACTCCCGTAATACCTGGATCAAGCGCTGTTCTGCCTTGCAGCAGGAAGAACCGTTCTCCTGCTGGCTCAGTAATTAGAACATCATATAAACCCGCCGTTGTAATCCCGGCGGTAATAGTAGAGCTGAGTTTCAGGTTAAATTTGCCTGCAGATCTGTCTGTAAATGTGCTTGTAAATGTTGCGATCACGTTTGAATATGTTTGATCAACAATTTTTGATTGCACTGTAAATCCTGTCATGTCTACTCCATTACCTGATGAATCCAGATATTGAAGATCCATGCTGTATGTAGCTCCCTGGTGAATTGTTATATCTAATGTCCCAGGATCCCGCATGATTTCTCACCTAGTGCCTATTTGTATTGTAAGCGAAGCTATGATTATTATAGTGAGAATAAGGATTTGGAACCTGTACTTCCGCTCAGTATTGTTATCTCAGTGATCGGAGGTGCTGCTGCTGGATTCTTGTCTCTCGGCAAAAAATTTAGTGACAACGATCAAAGATATGGCCTGCACTTTGAAAAAGTAGATACTCGTATTGATCAGATCGAACTAAGGCTTGCTAAAGAGTATGTAGACCGCCAAGACCTGCAGGTAATTCTTGAGAGATTAGACGATCGTATTGATCGTATGGATCTGAAGTTAGATCGGATCTTATTCAGTGCGACAACATCACGCATGGATTATGATAAAAACGCCCCTAACATTTAGTCATCATGGGTATCATTGAGAGCCCTATTTTTTGGATAATTCTGGCTGCAGCGAGTGAAGTTCTGGCCGCTATCCCAAACGAAAAAGTGAAATCTAATTCGCTTGTTCAACTTATCGTGTCTGCTGCAAACGCTTTATTGGCTACCCGCAAGGGAAAGTAAGTTGGCCTCCTGACGGGCGGATGGTTTGGGGTTTTAAATCCAGATCAACGCTCGAAACACTTCGACGGATAATTCAAGCGCGAAAATTCTTAGCTTTGCTGCCCTCAAAATTGGCACAAGCTGAGACCAAGTGGCATGCAGCTCAACCTAAGCGTCCACCAGATTTTGAATTTATAGAACAAGAGCCTGATGGCTCCGAAGCCCAACGTTTGTTGGGAGGCCCAATCCAAAAACGATTTCGATTTCATAAGGATGATCCAAAGATTTGAACCCGGCAAGCTGCTGGATTTTTTTAAGTATTTCGACTCAGAGAATCAATTTCACTTAGACGCAGTCAATCTGCTTCAGGAGGAGTGCGAGGCGCTGGATCCTGATGTCATGTCGGATTTCGCGTCATGGGTGCGGATGTTCCGCAGCACCACCACCCCTGGGGTGTCTTTGAAATTTACCCCGCAATTGTTCGAGAATCTGACGGGCTACCCAGCCAACAGGTTCAGCGCGGATTTTTGCCACGACTGTGCGTTCTTGTTCGATGTCACGGGATTTTCAGATCACCGTGATGCATCACGAATGCTGATGGCAAATTTGCTTCATGAAACTGGACGGTTTCGGTGGCTCAAAGAAATAGCCAGCGGAGATGCCTACGAAAATCGCGTGGATCTGCAAAATACAGAGCCTGGAGACGGGAGGCGTTTTAAAGGTGCTGGCGTGATAATGCTTACGGGCAGATATGGTTACACCAAGCTGTACAACTTTCTCAAAGATACTGAAGGAGTTGATGATCCAAAGATTCTGACTGTTGGATGTAATCATGTTGCCGAGAGGTATCCATTCACAAGCGCTGTATCCTGGATCAAAGATAATAATCTCCTAGACGTATGTCTCAGTGAAGGCTTCGATTCTTGTTGTTATCGTATAAACGGCGGATGGAACGGCTATCAAGATAGGCTTGAAATGTTGGCCCGCTGTCAAGAGTTTATGGTTTAAAAATGCTTGTTAAAGATCAGTTTGTAAGCGGCAGCCCTAAGCGCACCAGCATCGGTAATGGACGCCGCAAGCGTACATCAACAGGGCGCACAAAGCGTTCTCCTAGGCGCAAGATGTACCGAGGCCAGGGCAAGTAATGACTGACTTTCCTTGGGTGGTGTCTTTTATGATCTTCACCCTATTGGCTGCCGTTACTTACATGATCGCAGTCATTCTGAAGCTGGATGATGAGGCTCAGTCTCGCTAAATCGTTTCCAGCCTGTGGCCCATCCATAGATGTTTGGGTTGGATTCCAGGGGTGCCATTTCTGAGAATCCACGTTTCCACCCCTGGTCCCGCATAAGTTCTTCTATGCGGTCTTTTAATTGTGTCAAATCTTCTAGCGTTCCTGTATATCGGAACCTAAGATATCTGACTTTTGAATCACCCATGTCTAATATGTTGGTCCCCGTGGATCTCCTTATGCAGCTCGATTGCAGTCTCTAGGCTTCTTTTAGCTTTGATTAGATCGTCGAGTTGTTTATCAGGGGAGCCCTTATATTTGTGGGGATAGCGTTGAATATACTTTATCGAATTTACGGTTACGAATGTTAGTAACCCCTCGGCCCCATACATGGTCTTAGCCACGTCATAAGGCGAAATGCCTTTGTTGTAGTGGTCTGGATCTTCTGCGGCTGGTTCTGTAGCTAAATACTCGTCTGTACCAAAAAGCGGGTGGGGGACAAAGGCCATGTCCTTGTCATCCCTGCCCGCGATCGTGTTGAACATTTGAAGAGATTTTTGCTCCTCTTATGTAACCGCGTTTTGACGCCCGGTGCGCCAGTTATGCGGCCTTCTGGTAGCTCTGGCCCCTATAGGTCAGAAAGATGGGCTGGGCCTTTGCAGCCGCCATCTGTGCGTCCTTAAGCGCTTGCTTTTTAACTGCTTGCTGACGGACGAGTTGAAGCACGTTCATGGATCTACTCCACGATCCACACCCCGTTGCTTGTGTGGCTCAAGTGCAGCCCTGGTGGGCTCAACGTGTCCTCATATTACCGAGCAAATTCGGCCCGTGATCTTGACGAAACGCCCGATCTGCATAGAGTAACTGCATCTTTTCAGGCCGATTTACCCCCAAAAGCCCGTTTAGAGTCCAGTTATAAGACTGAGTCTCACTTTTGAAACTCACTGCAGCGCAACGGATCTCGAGTCTCAAGATCTGCATGGCATGCAGGGGGTCAGCGGTTCGAATCCGCTTGGCTCCACTTTCAAAAGAACTGTGGCAGAAGGGGTTTCGAGGAATCGAAGCCCTTTTTTGTTGCCAGGGATTTTTGTCTCATTTGAGACTCACTCAGGCTTTTAGCCTGTTTCCCTGAGCCTGCACCACTGGGATTACTTGCTTTTGGGGGTTTTCTATCCTAGAAAAGACAAAACCCCACCAGTTAGGCCAATGAATAGGATCCCCGGCAAGCCTTCCACGGCTACTTGGAACGACAACCTTGAAAAGATAGGGTCCAGATACCGGATGGTGATTACAAGCCAGACCAAATACATCATGGTTCGGGCCAAAACTTTTTTTGAGGATGGGTCCAAAACCCGTTCCACTGGTATTTCGTGGCCTGAACCCAAGGGTTTAGAGCGGGCTTTTCAGTTGATTTTGGAGATGGGCTACGCCGAAAAACCCCTGCAGCTCCTTGGCGTCTCAGAGGCCAGCACCAGCCCCACAACGCTGGATGGGTGGACTGCGCTGGCGTTGTTGTTGGAGTCTGATCTCAACCGTGAGGGGATCAAATGGCAGGGCCAGGACTTCGACACCCATATGAAGGAGATCCGCGCCTTCAAGGGGCCTGTAGTGGCTAGCAAGCTGCAGGAATGGGTCATGGCAGCTCCCGACCACTCCAGGGTTCGCGTGCGGCGTTTGGTGACTTTGCGAAGAATCTTGACCCTGAGCGATTTTGATATTCCGATGAAATGGTTCACAGACATAAAAAAATATTCAAAATTCGACAGCAACAAAGCTAAAAACGATCGAATTTTGCCTACAGATACACAAATTGAGGACTTCATCGATCACATCGAGAATCCGGCTTGGCGAGCAGTTTTTGGCTTTTGCGCGGCTTACGGACTAAGACCGCACGAACCGTTCACCTTGATTGACTGGCCTGATGAAGATGGCTACATCTATTTGAATTCAAAAAAATCGGGCGAGAGGGGGCTTACTGCACGTCGGCCTGATTGGGTTGATCGTTGGAACTTACGGGATTCGGTCCTGCCTGAGCACAATCCAGCCGCAAGCGGTAAGGCTTTAGGCAAAAGAACTAGTCAACAATTTACCCGTTTAAGCCATCTCGATACTTGGGGAGTAAAGCCTTCAACCTATGACTTACGCCATGCATTTGCTGCGGCTCACTACACCCAAGAGCAGTTCGCTCATCTGCAGACAAGAGAGATCTGCGAGTCGATGGGGCACTCAGAAGACGTTCACAGAAACGTCTACAAGAGGTGGATTGATAAGGCTGCTAAGAAGGCGCAATTAAAACGTCGTCACTTGGGGGTTGCGGCCTGACCCGACTAAGTCGACTAGCCCGACTGCCCAGGCAACAGACCTCGTCCACCCCCCTCATCGGGAAAGTCACGGGGTCTGCTTTCGATTATGTCTTTACCGCCAGCCTTTCTTTCATGCGCCTGAAAGCTGGCTCTTTTATACCTGATGCCAAACGGATCGGGGTGCCAATAAACGGGCAAGTAATCAGCTCTTTGCAGTTTCATGAACTGCGCCAGTGTCATGTGGTGTATGCCCAGCGCGACAAATCCATCATGAGAGATGAGATGATCACCACAATCATGGACATACAACATCAATAAACCCTGAGTAACTAACTTCTTTCTGTAGTCACCTTACCGAGTAAACACTGCGTCAAAGTTCTTAGAAGTCTGGTTTAATTGGCAATTTTAAATATATGGATTTCCTGACGTAGTATGTATTGGTAAGCATTTTTGCTGAGTACTTAATTTGTAAAATCGTCTTTATTTTTAATGGCCCAAGCAACATTATCAAGTCCTAGGAATCAATCATCCTGGGACATATTTACTGAGTGGACAACAAGCACCAACAACCGTCTTTATGTGGGTTGGTTTGGAGTCTTAATGATTCCGTGCCTGTTAGCTGCCACAATCTGTTTCGTCATCGCTTTCGTCGCCGCTCCTCCGGTTGACATTGACGGTATTCGTGAGCCAGTCGCTGGTTCTCTTATGTATGGCAACAACATCATCTCCGGGGCAGTTGTCCCGTCTTCAAATGCAATCGGCTTGCACTTCTATCCCATCTGGGAAGCAGCCAGTCTCGATGAGTGGTTGTACAACGGAGGACCATTTCAGCTCGTTGTATTCCACTTTCTCATCGGCATCTACGCTTATATGGGACGCGAGTGGGAACTTAGTTATCGACTAGGAATGCGCCCGTGGATCATGGTTGCTTATTCAGCGCCTGTTGCAGCAGCATCCGCAGTCTTCCTTGTTTATCCATTCGGTCAGGGCTCGTTCTCTGATGCAATGCCCCTGGGCATCTCTGGAACCTTCAACTACATGTTGGTGTTCCAGGCTGAGCACAACA